AGAGTCCCAATTGTGAAGCAGCAGCGGGTGTTAATGCCCCAGCTCCTGATGATTTTCTAACTTCAAAATCAGAACTAAATGGACTTGCTTCAGCTACGTTCTCTTCGTTAGCGACTACATATCCAGAGTTCGTACTTGTCATGCATGGATAATATGCAAGAACTTTTCCACCAGGATATACTTTTTGAACGGCATCATTTACTTCATCTCTAGATGGAACTTGTGGAGATGGGAAGTACATTTTCAAAGTATATGTTTTACTTAAAAACATAATCATGATAGAATATAACTGACCAGAGGTTTGAATTCTTTTTACAGACTCTGATACGTTTTCATCGCTTTGCATATACTCTGCAGCGGTATCAATAAAATCTGCAGCCCTGGTAATTTTAGATTGAACCCAAGCAGGAATTTGCTGATTTGATTTTTTAATTACTTTTCTTAAAACGTTGATTGATCTCTCAATTTGATCAAATTCAACGTTTGCCATATATCCTTCTTCGTCTTTCATCTTGCCAGAGGCAACTTCCTTATGATCTTCAGTAATTTTTTTAGTTTCCATCTTTTTTAACTTTGTATAATAGTTTGGAAGTTCTTCTACGTGTTGGAGGGCAATTTTCATGGCAGTGGGCTTATTCTTAGTATGCTCTTTTTCAACACTCGTTCCCATGACTATTTGCCTTCTAATTACAGAAGGACTTACCCCATGCTTAGCCGCTATTTGATTTATACTCTTAGCAGGTTTTAATTGCTCTTGCATTGTATTATTTTTCTTCTTTACTATTTAGAAAACCTTGTTTAATTAATTTTGATAATTCTGCTGTTGATCCAACAAACAATGAATTATTAACTGTAGTTGGACCATTATATTTGGCATCAAGTTCTTTCATTTTTTTCTGAAGATCAATTAATTTATCAGTTACATCTGCAACATTTTTAATTAACTGTCCAGCAACTTCATAAGCTCTTGGGTGATCTGTGCTGGTAGCAACTTCCAATATTCCATCTACAGCTTCTTGACCTTTTTCAATTAAAGAATATAATTGTCCACGAGTATATTCATAATCTTTCTTAGGCTCATCAATTTTTTCAATTTCTGGCTTTTCCACAGAAACTATTTCTGAAGAAGAAACCTCAGATTCTACGTTTAAAACGTCACTAATTTTATCGAAGGAGTTCATGGTTTATAAATTTAAATCTGTATGTTGTGATGGACTGTAAGTTTTGAAATCTTGGAAGAATGAATTTGTTTCATTAAAACCAAAATCATCGCCAGGTTCAATTAATGGATCGTCGGCGGCATTAATTACGCCATCCTCGTTATAATCTTGCAGTGCTTTAGGAGTTGCTGCGTAACGAACTTCTCTCTTAGCATTTGTTGCTGTGCTGCTGTAGTAATCAACTTGAACTTTTTTGATTAACTTATCAGTAGAATCTACAAGAGGTCCTACTAATGATGTTTTTGCAACAAAGTTTAATGTATATATGATAATCCTTGTCTCATCAAAGCCACCTTCATAATTATCATCTGGTGGATTGACTGATTCTAAGATAATGGGAACGTCTCTTTTCTCTCCAATTGTCTCAACTAAATCTATAGAAATATTAAATGCAGGTTGAAAAAATGGTAAGATTTGTTCTATAATTTGCAAGACATCTTCTTGCGTTTTGGACATAATTGATAACTGAAAACTAATATTGTATGGAACTGGTAAATATACTTTCTGAAGTCTAGATGTATCAGTAACTGTTTTAAACGTTTGTGTTACGCTTCCCTTTCTAGATGGATCGTATTGAAGACCTTTCATTTCAAAGGACATTCTTGGGAGAGTTAATGTAGACTTTTTACTTAAGTCTGGTTGCTGTTGAATTCTTGCTAAGAATTTCTGAACAGGTCCATATGCAAGGGGAACTTCTAATACTGAAACCGCATTGCCACTAGAATCCGTTTTTCTAATTTCAATTTTATTAAAAAGAGTTCCAAAACCAATAATGGTTTTTCTTATAATTCCGTGATAAAAATAAGTTCCTAACATCAGTATTCTCCAAATGGATTATTTTCAGTAAAATCTAAAAATGTATCTGCTTCAGATTCAATTTCATCATTCTCTGCATATAAATCTTGATCGTTAAAATAATCAACTGATTTTAATATGTATCTTCCAGTTGATCCAATACCAATATGATTGGAAGTTTTAGCAGAACCTACAATAACTTCACCGATAGTAAATCTTCCAGTTCTTCTATAAACACGTAATTTTTTATTAACAGCATCCCAATCTTTAACAACGGCTTTTGTTCCTGAAGTAGCTCCAGTAATAAGTTCGTTCAACAGATAGTTTCCTGTCGATATGCCTGGAGATGTAAAAGTTATTGAAGGTATAGTAGTATATCCAGACCCAGCATTTGTAATATAAACTCGTGACACAACACCTTGAGAATTTATAAAGGCTTCTGCTGTTGCAGTTGTACCAGCACCAGGAGCAGATATTGTTACTATTGGTGGTTTAGCATAATTTGATCCAGCATTATTGATGACAATTCTAGATATTGTTCCATTAGTTGATATACCTGCCGTAGCTATTCCACCAGAACCTCCACCACCACTGATTGTTATTGTTGGTGGTGTTACATATCCACCACCAGGATCAGTAATGAGAATCCTATCAATAGAATATGCGGTGGTATAACCTGCAGCAGGTCTTTGAGTTGTAATAGCTACAGCAGTGGCTCTCTTTCCTCCTGCTGGAGGAGCAGAGAATGTTACTATTGGAGTAGAAGTATATCCCCATCCGTCGTTAACTAAATGAACTCTATTGACTCCTCCAGTAGGAGCGACAGTTGTTCCAGCTCCTGCTGTATTTGCAATACCCGTAAGCGTTAGAATTGCATCAATTCCTCTCTCAACCATGTTGTGATCAATTTCATGAACTCCAGTATCAATGAGTTCATCCTCAAACATAAATGGCTCACACTTCAATTCATAAACATAAAGTTTGTTTAATTGATAGAACTCTACTTCATGCTCAACAAATTTAACTTCGTATAATGTATCAGTCAGTGGAAAATATATTAGATCTCCTTCTTTAGGTCTGTTTGATATTTTTAAATTTTCTTCTTGAAGTTCAGCTTCAATAAATGGAGTGATGAAATCTTCAAATTTTTCTCTTGATACAATCAAAGATAAATCATCATTTGCTTTTACACCAAACTTTGATAAAATATCTCCTCCACCACCGAAGCCACCATAAGAAGCAACATATGCTTCCATATAATAATTGTCATTAAATCTACCAAGAATATTTTCTCTTAAGACTCCATCTTCAAGAGCATATCCTCTTGGCATATAACCAATGTTAACCCCATACATCTTCAACTGTTCGTTGATAAGATCTTGAATTAATCTTTGTTCTGAAGAGTTCCCTTGAATGAAGTATGGATTAAGAGCCATATTATCCGACCATATCTAAAGGTGGTAGTTCGTAGTCTGAAGACATTCTCGTCTTAATATCTGCTAGTTCATTAATGGCATCTTCATAAATTTGTCTACCATTAAGTTCTACACCGCCTGGAAGCTTCACACCATTAAATTTAATCATATTTTGTCCCCATTGCTTTTTAATCAATGCAGTCAAATAAAGTTTTAAAAATGAATCATTCCATACCTTAGGAAAATCTGCAGGATCTAAAATCCTATAACAATCAATAATAATATAACTGTTTACTGCCACACTTGACCAGTTCATATCAACATATAATCTATTCTGTCTTTTTGTATATCTAATTTTTTTCTGGGGACTAATTAGCCATTGAATAGTTTCCAAATATTCTTTAACCATAGCATAATTTAAAAGCTCAATTGATGTAAAATTATATACGTCATTTAAGAAAATTTGATAAGCAATATTAAACATTCCGCTAGAGAATGTGCTATCATCAAATCTAAAAATACCTTCAACACCAATAACACTATCAGGAATTTCGATATAATTTTTTGATTCCAAATAATTAAACGTAGTAACACCTACAGTTTTTGAAGTTGTTGTATTTGCCTTTGCTCTATCAATATCATCTTGAGTAATCTTATATTTTAAATACATCTTTTCAATACCATCAAAATGACGCTCTTGAAAATACTGCAACGCATCATCAACTAGATCATCAATTTGATCATCATCCACGTTGATTTCTAAAACTGGATATCCCAGTCTTCTTAAGCAGTAATCAATGAGCTGTTGTCTACTTGCTGGTTTCATTGTTCTCGTATGCTCTTGTTTATTTCTTCTTGCAATTCATTTTTAGTTTGAACTAATTCATTATAATCATTTAATAGACTTTGGTATTTTGCCTCCAATACAACATTGTCACGATATAATGCAGTTACTCGTTCAGAAAATGTTTTCACCAAAACATTAATATCGACTTCAGGATTCATTTCAATATTCACCTCCATCTATAGTGCTAGTCCACACAGGAACATTTGTTCCTGGTTGTGTTGTAAGTATATAGTTAGAAGTTGATATCCCACTGCCAGGGGCTGATGTAGAATTCATCAATCCAGTATTATCAAAGTATACAACACCATTTGTGCTTGTGTCTGCTAGCTGATAGTAGATACCTTTAATGTCAAGATATCCTTTTGTGCCACTAACGTATCCGCGAATACCTGTTGCAGTTGCAACACCAATGGTTGCGTCTGGGACAAATGTAAATCTTTGATTGTAATCTTGGAAACCAAAGAATCCTGTTTTATTTGCGGTTGTTCCTAAACCAACACCATTATCATTGTAAGTAAATGAAATACCTCTATTAGTTTGTGTATCCCATCCAAAAACTACAGTAACTTGAGATGCAGATGAAATACCAGCAGTTGTTACACCAGCAATAGTTACTGATTTTGAGCCAGCATTGTACGAAACAATTGTTCTATTTGCTTCTGTTGCTGGAAGTCCAGCAAGATTTCTTAGAACATCACCTGTATTAATTCCTGTTACAGAATCTAATGTAATTGTAGATACACCAGCAGAAATTGCTCCAATTACAGTTCTTACTGAAGATGGATCTGATAATGCTAAAATAGATTCTTCTACTGTAATTGTGGAAGAATTAATATTAGTTGTTTGTCCATCAACTTGTAAGTTACCTTTAATTACGACTGTTCCATCACTACTCAATCCATCTGGATATGGATCAATATAAAGAACATTTCCTGATCCTGGTCTAGTGCTAATTATATTTGATGTAATTCCAATAGAACCAATTGTGACACCATTTTCAAAAGCACCACCAGCAGTAGAAATGAAGTTACCAGATAATGTTAAATTGCCAGCAATATTTAATGATGCAATTTGATTATTAGCATCAGTTATAATCGCTTTTCCAGCGGTTACAATGCCAGGCTGTTGATCTAAAAGTTCGGCAAAATATCTACCCCCAACTACAACTGGATTTTGCGCTCCATCGCCAATCCAAAGTCTTCCTCCATTATTATTATATGCACCACCAGTTCCGATAGAAACTGCAATTTCACCATATCTTAATGATGGTAAAGATGATATTCCACTACTTCTTTTGAGTAATATCGTTGCTCCTATAGCCATCAGAATTCACCCCCATCGACAAGAATGTTTTGTCCTAAAATCCCAACAGCTTCCCACTTTCCAGTTGATGAATTATATTGAAGAACGTCACCATTTGTTAAATTGGTTACGTCAACATTTAGCAGGGAGTTTATAGTATTAGCTCCTCTTAAATTTGTGGTGACTTTAATCCTGTTTTGATCTGATATCCTGGTATTAAATTCCGTCATGAGGTTGAAACTCCTGCAGTAACTGTTACTGTTCCCTCAACAACTCTAGTTTTTAAACCTGTTGCAGTTTCTGTAAGCAAAACATCATACAAATATCTACCTTCTTTCAAAGATGAAGATGCGGTAGAACCAATAGATACTTTTATTTCACCATAATCAGGATTTGGGATAGTCACCGTCATTGGGTACTTTGTAGTACTTGATGGGTGTTTTTTAATGTGAGACACGCCTGTATAACCATTCAAATCAATAGGAAGATCATTATACTCTTCCAACATGAAAGATGTTGTAAAATCTGTTCCTTGAGGTATGACTAAATTAACAACTCTTACAGACATGCTTACATGCTAATATAATGTTTTAAATATTTATAACTTAGCCACTAATTGAGCTAGCAAAGTTTTCACTTCTGCCAGTTCAGATTTAATAGATTCAATTTCATTTCTTTCTTTAATTTTTTGATCACGCAATGAAATGTAATTATCAAAAGATGATTTATCAGAATTAACAATAGCTTTTGAGAAACTATCTCTTTTTAAAGAGCTATTACCCTCTACGGGTATTAGATCTCTATCATAATCGTTGTTCATGTTATGCTAATGCAATTGCTCTAAATTCTTTGATCTTAGGTACAAAGGCTTGATTAGTGCCAGTCATTACCACCTTAATTGTAAATCCAGTAAATTCTGGTAAATTGTTAACAGTAAATTTATAATCACGATATTCATTATTATTACTTGATGCGATGTTGGTGTCAGGTGTTCCATCACCAAGATTTGTATATCCTGGGAAAAGAACGTATGGTTGATCTACATCAGGGGAATCATTTCTATAAAGTTTGTATAGAACACGAATATCATTACTTTCATCTCTAAATGCTGCAAATCTTACATCAAGAGACGTTGCAGGATTTTCTAAATTAACTCTTTTAGTTACATAAGTAGCTGCACTTGGATCAGTTAAATCTGAATTAACTCTATTATCTCCAACAAAATCAGTAATTGAATTGTCAATTCTGTTTGTTGTTGTAATTACATTAATTCTATCTAAATCGATTACAGGTGATACATTTCTATTTTGAGTGCTTAAAGTCATTTCCATAGTAAATGACTTATTACCAGGGAGAGATGAAAGTTTATCAAGTTCATTAACTTCAGAACAAATAATTCTAGGAGTAGTAAATTGATTTACTGCATTTAAATTAATTGGTTCATAACCATTGTCTTGGAATGAAATTTCAGTTCCATCAACACTAGTAGCACTGACTGTTCTTACTCTTGTTGCAATTTGAGTTGTAGAAGGAATCATAATCTGAACATTAGGAGTAAGAGTTTCAAACTGAATATTTTGAGTTGCTCTTACATTTCTACCACCAGCTTGCTCAGTGTCACTAAATGCAAGAATTGGTAAACCGTTTGAGCCATCTCTAGCAGTTCCCAATCCAGTTGATGTTGTATTGATTTTAACATAATAAGAATCTAATTCAATATCATTCGATACATCAACATCAGCAAAATTATGAGTTGTATTAACTCTTCTCAATGAGACACCAGCAAGTTCATACTTCATAACTGGTGAGTTAACTGTATGTGTTTGAGCAACTGTGTTATCAATGGCTCTAGAAATACCAGTTAAAGTTTGAGGAGATGTTGATGCGTTAGTACCAGTGTAACTGATAACTTCATTGTTAATTAAAATATAACCTGGATTTGTGCTTGAAACCCCAACATTTTCAAAGCTTGTAAATATACCTACGTTGGTTACTGGAAGACCAGTTGTTGTTGTGTTAGTATATTCTTGTGCTAAACGAACAGGAATAATATCAGAAATAGCTCCAGAAATAATTACTTTATTGTTTCTTCCATGCATACCATGATTTCTATGAGAAATCTTCATATACAATCCAGTCTTGTCAGAAGCATTAGTGACTGTTGTAGGAACTGCTGGCAGAGTAGATGCTATACCAACGTTTGGCCCACTACCAACAAGCCAAGCAACTTGATTAACAGTGTCAAAATTGCCCTGAACATTAGTAATTGTAAGTTGATTTAAAGCAGAAACAATTCCAACATTAAATCTTATATTTTCACTAACTGCACCAATTCTAGCTGTTAACACATCTCCAACTGCATATCCTCTACCACCACTGGTTACAGTAATAACACCAATGTTACCACTATTGATTGAAATTGACATTTGAGCACCAGTTCCAACTCCACTGATAGAAGATAGATTTACTCCAGTGTAAGTAAAGTTTCCTGCCGATGGTGTCAGTCCACTACCAACATTATTGACTTGTAATGCTTGCGTATTATTAATTGCAATTGCACCAGTGGCAGACTTTAATTTACCTGTGGTGTTTGTATTATTAAGTTGAGTAATTGTAACTCCAGGTGTTAAGAAAGTGCTTGGGACAGTTGATCCAAGACCTACAACAACTTCTTTAGAAATTGTTTGAACTGGCTGAGGTCTTAGAATTGGAACTTGACGATTACCAATTCCAAGTTTGGGGTTGTATAGTTTAAAGATTCCAGGATCAGTTACAAACTGTGCCTTATAAAGAACAAACTTAAGATCCTCTAGCTGACTTGCATCCCACGTAGAGCCATTTTGTGACTTAAATAGTGATCCTAAGTATGGTTGTTGAGAAACAATTACTCTTTGATTTTCAGAAAGATTTGTTGTAGTGATATCAACTTCACCCATTCTTGAAATCCAAACAGTATAGTTGTTTGAATCGGAAAGGAGAACAATCGCATATTCTCTACCATTGCCTTCAAGATAAACAGGAGATGGGAAAGTAAATTTAGTAGGAACAGTTCCGTCTGTAGATGTTGTAACTTGAGTTGATTCTAATGTTACTTGGCTAAACGCAATAATAGTTGAGGTTGGTTGACCAGTTTGCGTAGTTCTAATTTGACACGTTACTGGAATATTATCATCTTTAGTTGCAAAATAAACATCCAATGATGTCATGAATACACCACCATCATCTGTAACCAAGAATGTTTCAGCTAAAGGATCATACCAGTTTTGGTTTGTAACTGTTCTGGTTTGAGCAGATGTTGATCTTGATAAAGTAGATACTGTTTCAGAAACAGTTGTAGTATCTGAAACTTGCGTTCTTTGAATGTCTGCATTTCTTGTTGAAATGACAGTTTCCTGGGTGGTATTCAATTCACCAGACGAAGTGAATACAACTTCTGCTTGGCTATTGTATGATCCTGGAATTGGATTGTTAGTCTCATTCGCAGTCAGTAATAAAGTTTTTCTTCCCGTTTCAAATTCGGGTTCTGTTGGACTTGCTGGATCTGGAATAAACAGTGATGCAATTAGAGTTCCGTTTCTATCAGAGATTAATCTTAAATCTCTTACAGAAGCTTGTGCTCCGCTAGTTTGACCAATAAGAACCATTCTTGGTACAATTTGACCGTAGAAATTACTTTCTGATTGAGCACCCAAGCTGAAAGTATCAATATTTAAAATAGTGGAAGTTGCAGAATAATCTGCAGCTAAAGTTAAAGTATCTTCGTATGGATTAACATCAAATACTTGAGTTGGGCTATCATAAGGACCATACTTATGATTTGATTTTGCAACTCTAAATCTAATTAAAGTATTTTGTGTATTTCTAACGGTTGATCCTGGAACATAACCAACAACAGTTTCACCAACTCTAAATGTTCCACTTGTCATTGTTATTTCTAACAATTTAGGAACACAATAAGAAGTCATTGGAACATTGTCAAAGAATGCATAGAACTGTGTTCTAGGTCTCATTCTTCTTGCAACAAATTCAATGTTTCTAGATCTTAAGAATGGTATAATATCTCTGCTTACAACAGAAGATCCTAAAGATCTACGATCAACTCTAGGAGAGACTTGGAATTGAACACCTTGTCTAGTTAATCTAGTATCTGTTCTTGTAGTAATTAAATTAGTATTAACAGTAGTGTCAACTAATGTTTGTGTTCTTCTTTGCTCTAAGAAGGGCCAGTTACCTCTTCTAGCACCAGTATTAACCCAACCACTATCACCAGTTTGCTCAGTGTTTGTTTCTGATCTTACAACCTCGTTTCCAACTACAGTTTGACCCGACCATACTTCCTGCCAAGAACCCCAATCAACGGGAGAAATGCCTGTGTTAGGATCTGCTTGCAAAGCCCCTAATAACGCATTATAGCTACCCTCTTCATCAACATTCCTTGCGGATAATCTATTTTCAGCAATCCAGGTATCAGATGCAGGAGCAAGTTCAATATTACCAATCCAAGTTGAAACTGCAAATGGATTGATGTTTTCTGTTCCTC